TGTTTTATTTCATCTTTTTTTATTTTAAATTGTTTATCTTCATCATTTTCAAGATCTTCATCATTTTCAAGATCTTCATCATTCTCAAGATCTTCATCATTCTCAAGATCTTCATCATTCTCAAGATCTTCATCATTCTCAAGATCCTCATCATTCTCAAGTTCTTCATCATTCTCAAGTTCTTCATCATTCTCAAGATCTTCATCATTCTCAAGTTCTTTATCATTCTCAAGATCTTCATCATTCTCAAGTTCTTCATCATTCTCAAGATCTTCATCATTCTCAAGATCTTCATCATTCCCAAGATCTTCATCACTTTCATCATTCTCAAGTTTTTGATTATTCTTATCATTCTCAAGTTCTTCATCACTGTTATCACTTTCATCACTCTCAAGATCTTCATCACTTTGAAGACTATTAACATTACTATTATCATCTTCACTATCATCTTCATTTTCTACTAAGGTTTGAGTATTAGTAATATTAATCTCTCCTCCTCCTGTAATATCAGTTAGTTCATTAATAATTTTATTTAAAGGAATAAAAGATCTTACAGCATTCTTAATACAGGTTTTAGTTATTTTTTCAATAGTATTAATGTTATTTTGTCTTTCAATAGAAGATACTTTTTTATAAAATAAAACTGGATTTTTCCAAAATATGTTAGATGCTAATATACATACTTTATATAAAAATTCATACCATTCAGGAATATATACTTTTAATGATTTAATAATAGATTTATGTTCAATAATTTTAATTTTAATACTTTTAGAAATAATTTCAGATAATAATTTTAACATATATTGAGGTGTTGCGTGATCTTCTTCTATTAATTTATGAATAGTATTCATTTTAGCATCTTGTTTTTGTTTATTCCATTTTGTTAATAATACTAATTCTTTTTGAAATTCTTTTAATGAACTGCAATTATTTGCAATATTAACAAAGAATTTACAAATAGGTATAGTAGAAATATCAATTAAATGTTCTAAATATTCATTTTTGTTTTCTACCAAAACATCAAGTTTATCAGCCATAATCTTATTTAATGAAAAATATAATTGAAATATATAATTATTCGCACATAAATATATCAAATACATTATTACTCTTAAGTTTAACTAGAGCAATTCGTAAATACATAACATCAAACATCGAATTATGTGCATTTGGTAGTTCTTTAAGATTACTATTATTTGCGTAATTATATAATTCCAATAACTTGGGATATTTTTTATTAGAACAAACAAAATGCCTAGTTTTTTTCATAGAACAAATTAATTTAAGTAAATTAATTTTGTTAATAATATCAGTAAATCCAAATCTATATAACTCGCTCATTAAAATGAAATAGTCAAATTGTAAATTATGTGCTATAATTTTAGAACAAATATTAAGATCTTTAGCAAATATATCACAAAACTGCTTCATACCTATACCTTCTTTTTCTAATAACTCTTTTGTAATATTATGAAACTGAGAATTACTAACTGTATCTACTTCATTAATATAAAAACTTCTTGTAGCAATAACATTTAAGGTGCAATCTAATATTTCATAACTAATTTGAATCATTCTAGCATTATTATATTTAGAAGTATTTGTATAATGATAGTAATTATTTGAAGGATCTTTAGGAATTAAACCAGTAGTTTCAGTATCAAAGATAATATACATTATTATTTACAATTAACGAAATCATTTTTAAATACTAGGAATCCAAGTCCATTTTAGCTCTTTACATATTTTCTTAAAAACTTCTTCATTTTGAGCTATCTTCTGTCTACTTTTAAGTAATGGAAATAAAGCAAGGTATTCCGGCATATCCAAAATTAAAAAGAATTTATGTAAAATGTAAGAATATGAAATAAAGTTTAATCTGTTAGCAGGTGCATATTTAATAAATAAGGGTTGCGTTTGCATAAACATATTAGATAGATTTTGTTCTAATTCTGGTGAAAATTGAGGTGGTGGAATACCATTAATTCTATTAATAATATATGCAGTATGTTCATAATATTTATGTGTTCTTAATTTTTTTAATATTGTTCTCATAAACTTAGGTGTAAGTTTAGTAGTATCAGTAATTTTCTCTTTTTTAAGTTCATTTAGTATTTTTTCAAATACTTCATTTGGTATATCAGTGCTTTCTTTCCCTTGTATTTGTGATATCCATTCTCTAAAATGATTAATACGTTTATAACTATAATGAATACCATCTTTCTTATCGTATAACATTATAGGTCTATTTTGTTCTGCTAATAAAACATCTTGATAACCACAATTTAAACATACTACCAATGCTTCTTGAACTAAATTAGTCATTTCGTTATTACAACTAATACATTTAGAATTGGTAAATTCACCATCAATATGATTGATGTATTTATTATCTGTAATTGCTAAATATTCATTAACCAATTTAGATTTATCTTTATATTCTCCTATTGAATTGCTATTATCCATTTCAATATTAAGTGCTTCTAAAATAGTATATTTTTTAGGATTAACTTGTTTAACTCCAACATTTTGATTAACTATATCATAGTAATTAAACAATATTTCTCCGACATTTTCGTAATAATCAAGTTCATTTTCACTATTAAGTTTATCTAACTCCCTTGTATAATCTTTAATTTGTTCTTTAATTTCAACGTTGGATAACCAAGAAATGTCTGTCATTGATATGATATTCAATTTATTAATTTGTTCAGTTATTTCTTCAATTCTTTTATTTTTAGCTTCAAATTTTTTTATACTATTAATATGAATGTCATCTAGTGTTGAGATTTCTTTAGTATTATCTACAACGTGTATTCTTTTCTTACTACATCTTTCTTTCATCATATTTAATTACTTTTTGCAAGTTAATTTTTTATATGCTTAATAATTAAAATGGGTGGTGGATTATTACAATTAGTTGCTTATGGTGCGCAAGATGTATATTTAACAGGAAATCCTCAAATAACTTTCTTTAAAGTAGTATATCGTCGTCATACTAATTTTTCAATAGAATCTATACAACAATCAATTAACGGAAAGTTTGATTGGGGTAATCGTGTTACTTGTCAAATATCCCGTAATGGTGATCTAGTTCATAAAATGTATGTGGAAGTAGAATTAGCAAAATTATATTCTGGGAATATAGACAATATTCTTACACAAAATTTAGATCGTTATGTTAATTTTATAGGTCATCGTTTATTAAAATCAGTTGAAGTTGAAATTGGTGGTCAAAAGATTGATAAACAATATTCACATTGGATGTATATTTGGAATGAGTTATCATTACCTGTTGGAAAAATGGATGGTTATCAAGAAATGATTGGTGCAGATAGTGATATGACAAGTTTTACGGATAATAAAGTATATATTCCTTTAGAGTTTTGGTTTTGTCGTAATATTGGTTTAGCATTGCCATTAATTGCTCTTCAATATCACGAAGTAAAAATAAATATAGAAATTGAAACATTTAATAATTGCACTTATAATGGAACTGCTTATGTTAAAAATAACGATGTTTCAATTGCTAATATTAAATCAATTAAAAATGCTTCTATTTGGTGTGATTACATTTTCTTAGATACTGATGAACGTAAAAGATTTGCTCAATTATCACACGAATATTTAATAGAACAAGTGCAAATGAATGAAAATACGCTTTCAGGAAGAAGTGAACAAAATATTGCTTTAGTTATGAATCATCCTGTTAAAGAACTTATATGGACTATCAATGATAATAATAAAGCAACTGAACAAAATCAATGGTATAATTATACTGATACACAAACATTTTCAGAATCTAATGCTGACGCAATCGAACAATTTGGCGACGAATCAAATCAAAAACTTCAAAATACCTTATTTGGTATAGATCCAGATGGTGAAAATTCAATTACTTCCGCTAATTTACAACTAAATGGTAATGATCGTTTTGCTAAAAGAAATGGAGAGTATTTCTCGTTAGTTCAACCATACCAACACCATACAAATATACCAACTAATTCGGGTATAAATGTATATTCATTTGCGTTAAAACCTGAAGAACATCAACCATCGGGGACATTAAATATGTCAAGAATTGATACAGCTAAATTAGTAGTAAAACCTAAAAATCCAGGAACAATAAGGGTATGGGGTGTTAATTATAATGTTTTACGTATTTTAAGTGGTATGGGTGGTTTAGCATATTCAAATTAAAGTTATGTATTTTATAATATTATTTGGCAAGGTACTATAATAATTCATAAAATTAATATAATGTTGAATAGGTTCAATACCTTTTGTACAATATAATATAATATGATATACTATAAACATTGATAAACCAAACGAAAGGTCTTCGTATTTAAATTCATATTTTAATGTTAAAATAGGTAAAACTTTAATTAATATTATTGCAAATAAAACGAAAATTACTATTTTTTTTGTGGATACACGTATATATATCATATATAATGTCATCCAAATTACAAATAATAATATTAAATATAAAGTAATAATTGGATTAAAAGGTATAATTTTATAAATAAATAAAAAATACCATAGTAAAACGTAAAATGAAAAATATTCAGTTAGTCTAATCATTATACTAATTATATTGAAGATTAATTGTTATATATAATAACAAAAACATAGGTTGATAAAAACTCAATATTTTTTTATCTTAACTAAGAATAAAATGGGTGGAGGTCTTCTTCAACTTGTAGCTTATGGTGCCCAAGATGTTTATCTTACCGGCAACCCTCAGATCACTTTCTTCAAAGTAGTTTATCGTCGTCATACTAACTTCTCTATTGAGTCCATACAACAAACCTTTAACGGAAATCCTACCTTAGGTCAGCGTGTAACTTGCCAAATCTCCCGTAATGGTGATTTAGTTCATAAGTTATACTTACAAGCTACTGTGACAGCAGGAAGTTCTACTGTTCAAAAAGTTGGACATAAACTTATTGAACAAGTAGAAGTTGAAATTGGTGGTCAAATGATTGATCGTCAATATGGTGAATGGATGTATATCTGGAATGAACTTACACTTCCTAAAGGCAAAGAAACAGGTTTTAGAAAAATGATTAATTATGCTGGTGGTGATACAATTGCAAATACAGTATATGTTCCTCTTGAGTTTTGGTTCTGCCGTAATATTGGTTTAGCATTACCGCTAATTGCTTTACAATATCACGAAGTTAAAATCAATCTTACATTAGGTTCAAAAGAAGCACTTGGAGGAAGTAGTGCTGAAGTTACAAATGTAGAATTATGGGCTGACTATATCTTCTTAGATACTGACGAACGTCGTCGTTTTGCTCAATTATCCCACGAATATCTTATTGAACAAGTTCAATTTACTGGTGGTGAATCAATTGCTGAAGGTACTGCTACAACTGGTGTAACAACAAAATCCAAACTTTCATTTAATCACCCTGTTAAAGAATTAATATGGGTTAATAAAGAAGCTACACTTACCGATTTCAGTAATTTACCAACTACTGATTTCCAACTTCAACTTAACGGTAATGATCGTTTTGCTAAGCGTGATGCCAAATATTTCACACACGTCCAACCTTATCAACATCACGAAAATATTCCTGATGGAGAAAATATTCACGTATATTCTTTTGCATTAAAACCAGAAGAACATCAACCATCTGGAACTCTTAATATGTCTCGTATTGATACAGCAACTGCTATTGTTGGAACAGCTGCTGGTTCAGCTGCAGGAACTCTCAATATGTATGCTGTGAATTACAATGTGCTTCGTATTCTTAGTGGAATGGGTGGTCTTGCTTACTCTAACTAAATATATTAACAAATTATTTTTTTTCTGTATTAATAATAAATACAAAATGGGTGGAGGTCTTCTTCAACTTGTAGCTTATGGTGCCCAAGATGTCTATCTTACCGGCAACCCTCAGATCACTTTCTTCAAAGTAGTTTATCGTCGTCATACTAACTTTTCTATTGAGTCTATCCAACAAACCTTTAACGGAAATGCTGGTAAAGGAAAACGTGTAACTTGTCAAATATCCCGTAATGGTGATTTAGTTCATAAATTATATGTAGTTTTTACACACGATGCATCTATTACTGATGCTCGTAAATGCATTAAAAAAGTAGAAGTAGAAATTGGTGGTCAATTAATTGATCGTCAATATAGCGATTGGATGGAAATCTGGAATGAACTTACTTTACCAAAAGGAAAGAAACAAGGATATGATGATATGATTAAAGCAACAGCTTCTACAGCTGCATATGTTCCTCTTGAATTCTGGTTCTGCCGTAATATTGGTTTAGCATTACCGCTAATTGCTTTACAATATCACGAAGTTAAAATCAATATTGAATTTAGTTCTACAGGTTTCTCTGATGCCACCTTATGGGCTGATTACATCTTCTTAGATACTGACGAACGTCGTCGTTTTGCTCAATTATCTCACGAATACCTTATTGAACAAGTGCAATTCACAGGTGGAGAATCAATAAAT